AGGGTACCGACCGGCCCGGGCAGTTGAGCCGCCGGTACATCGCCGTTTTCATCCAGGGCCGCCACTCCGCTGGCCGCGCCCTTTTCGCTGGACTGGATCGCCGTGTTCAATGAAGTGACGATATTCTCCAGGTTAGTGTTCAGAAAAGATTTCAGGTTGCTCCACCAGGAGCGCGAGATCTCCGGGAAATCACCCAGGGTGACGCCCAGGACAAACAGTGTCATAACGGTCATCAAAACATTGAAATTGATATTAGGAATTTGCATGATATATCTCCTTTTTTATTTATTGAATACTATGAAAATGAATAGGAAAAGCGCTGCGCCGGTCCAGGCTGCCAGCATGTCTCTCCAGGAAAAGCCATCGCCGCCCCAGTTGTATTCGATCGGCCATCTGGTGATATAGCCCGCTTTCCAGGATAGCAGCCCATCCTTGATTTCCCAGAAGAACCAGAACAGTCCACTGATCAGACTGCCGATCACAGCCGATTTGCAGATAATCGCTGCCAATAGGGCCACAACGATTCCGCCCAGAAAATGCTGAAACTTGTCATAACTCAGGACGCCGCTTCCGGCAAAGCTAAATTCCTGAGATTTCCACTTGTCTTTGGCAAACTGAAATTTCATGATAGCGCCTCGTATCTTAATACTATATTTGATAAAATATTTTTACGGGCATGATAACTCTGCGCCCATTTTGCATAGCCGATTAAACTCTGAACCGCGCTATGAATTTTTTCAAATGTAATCATCCCGTCTGAAAACTGCCGGGAATATTTCCTGAACTTTCGCTTGTTTTTGATGACGTTTCGTTTCCGTAGCAGTCTAAATTCTTGATACTGACGATAGCCTAAAAAATCGATTCCCTGAGACAGCGGAAACACTTTTGTTTTGCCATTCAATTGTAAATGTAATTCATCCACCAGGTATTTATTAATTTGAGATAGTATTTCCCAGAGCTGCGATTTATTATTTGATAAAATTACAAAATCATCCATATAGCGGATATAATGTTCACAATGCAATATTTCTTTTACATAATGATCGAGGCTGTTTAGGTATATATTAGCAAATAACTGGCTGGTTAGATTCCCTAATGGAATGCCAATTTTTTGATGATTTGAATTAATAATTTCATCGATCAGCCATAATGTGTCCGGACATTTGATTTTCTTACGGATCAAAGATTTTAAAATATCGTTGTTAATTGAATAGAAATATTTCCTGATATCACATTTCAAAACATAAATAGAATCAGATCTTGCCCTGATAAAATTCTGCAATCGGGTAATTCCTTTATGAGTTCCCTTATTTACCCGGCAGGCATAAGAATCAAAAATAAATACCCGGTCGAAAATCGGCTCGATCAAATTGCAAAGCGCATGATGAATAATCCGGTCACGAAAAGGAAGCGCTGAAATTAATCGTCTTTTAGGATCGGTGATATAAAAATCTCGATATTTTCCGGTTTCGTATGTTTTATTTTTCAATTCTTCAATCAAGTCAAAAAGATTAGATTCGCGGTTCAGTTCAAAGTCTAATACCGTCTTGTCGTAACGGTGACCGTTTCGGGCTTTATGATAAGCTCTTTCCATATTAGGATATCTGATAATCTGTTCGAATAAATTTCCGTGTCGTTTCATAATATTAAAAGTTTGAGAGAGGCGGATTTTCGTCCGGCCCGCCTGCTGTTCGGGCAGACAGCCGCCGGATTACCAATCCGCCGCCCCCTGTTTTTCCTTTTTGTCGTTAACTTATCGACATGGGTTGATATTCCTTTTAATACTGCACTGTCCGAACATCCGTAAATATCCGGTCTCTGGCTTTTTTTAAAAGCGGAACGGAAACCTATATTGTTATTCGAATTGGTTACTACATTATTCATGTTCATTGCAAACAATCCTGTATTGATTCCATTATTCCAATTTCCAGCCCGTAGCGGGACAAACATTAACAATATCAACCCCTTTGTACAGATTTAATCCACCCTCCCAGCATTCTTCCTATTTCAGATAGTTTCTGGGAAAGAATTTCGTATTTTTTATACGGTAAAAAAGAAAGGTCTCTGGCTAAACGTACCTTATATTGCAATGTATTTAACAATACATCCAAATTAAAAAGGTCCGGCAGTTTATTTCTCTTTTTATTGGCGATAATAATCAAAGAAATCATTTCATAAAAGTCTTTCCGAATATCCGCCGCAAGAATAAATTTCTCGCTCTTCGGAAAATACCGAAGAGCGATATAGGCATATTGCGTTGCTTCATATGTCTTTTCCAAAATTGATAGATCTTGCATCAAATACTCCAAAAACAAATTATCAAGTGACAGATGACAAATTGCCAACAAAAGCGGAACGGAAACCTACACTGTCATTCGAATCGGTTACCACACCAGGCATGTGCAGCGCAAACAATCCTGAACTGAGACCATAATACCAATGCCCAGCCCGTAGCGGGACATTGTTTTCACCTACATCCGGTTTGTAAAAATAGTCGTTTCCGTAATCGCCGGCACCTGCGCCGTCTGCTGCAATTAAAGCCAGTTTTTCGGCGTCTGCATCAGAATAAGCACCCGCCGGCGTAAAAGCCGTGGCATTTTCATTTCTAAAGACTTCGTCTGTTAAACTTCCCCATTCACCGATTTGCACCCACGGGGCGCCCGGCGCCGTAGCAATGTTTTTCAATTGCGCCGGTGTGGCTATTGCCGCCTCGTTATTTGGTATAATCCAGGCTTGTTTTCCAGTACCGGCATCCGGACTCTGTAGACCAATTATCCATTCCCAGATCAATCCATTCATATCGAATATACCTGATATATCCAGATTGTGTGCGGTAAGCGGACCGCCGGATCCGGTTCTCCAGCGCCCGTAGTAAGGCGCCCCATAATCTCCTGCTCCACTTCCGATTGTCAGGAGTTCATTCAGAACTGCGCCGGTAATTCCCTTTGCATCGATATCCTGCCCGTAGTTATTGTTGCCGCGTGGGAAATGTGCCAGAATCGTACCCACAATCATCTGTCTTGTCCAGATTGCAATCGCCGCCGCCTCGGCATTTGTGACGGCATGAAATAGATTTTTATCCGTCCGCATCTGGGCGGAGTTTTTGGCCTCGCAGATATCAATTGCTTCGTTGAAGTTCAGAAACACAGCGGGATCTTCAAACGGCAAAGATGCGCCCACGGCATTGGATTTGTTCCAGCCGGTGGTATGGGCTGTGATGATCTGCCCGGTGGTCTTATCAATCGCTACGTTTTTGAATTTCGAATACCAGAATCCGGCATGTTCGACGCCATTCCAGATAAAAGCCGGATGAACTACTGTGCTCGCAAATCCGTTGATCGGGTCCCAGTTAAACTTCGGAATGAAGACATATACTCCGGGTATGCCGTATTGATCGTACAGAATTCGGTTATTCGGGAGATTGTTGTAAGCCAGAAGATTCTCGATATAGCCGCGATTTGTTATTATATCCGCACCGGTCACGTTTGATGATGATGCGATAACTTTTCCATCAGCGTTGGACTCCAGAATGCGACTTGCCGTCAGCGGCAAACTTGCGGCTTCCGGAAGCGTGGGCTTATTCAGCACATTCGACCAGTCTACTTTTGAGGCGTCGATTTTTTTATAATCACCGGTCACGCTGCCGTTATTCTGAAAAAGTTGCCAGAGTTCAATGGTTTCATCAGCCAAAGTAATACTTACGACGTCGCCCTTCTGGACGGAGCCGTCAGTCCATTCATTGGCGATATAATCCGCCAGGGTTGCCTCGGCAGATACAATAATATCGATAATAGCCAGGGGTGGAATCTGAGCTTCCGGTATTTTAGAATTTTCATCGAGTGTAGCCACGCCGTTCGCAGCGGCTCGCTGGGTCTTTGGAATCAGCAGACCCTCAGCAGTTCCCGCCCGGTCAACTTCATCTTTTAATCCCATGTCCAGAGCGTCAACACTGGCAGTGACCGATTCTTCATCCGTGACATAATTATCTTCAGTATAGGTCCGGGGACCGATGGCCGTCGACTGATCACTGATATCCGACTCATTGCTGTTGACCTGGCTGATGATGCTCCCAAAATTGGTATTCAGGAATGATTTAAGATTGCTCCACCAGGAGCGTGGTACCTCCGGGAAATTACCCAGGGTGACCGTTCCCAGAACGAGAAATGATAAGATCATTCCTAAAATATTGTGGTCAAATGTTGGAACTTGCATGATATTCTCCTTTATTTAGTTTTTTTTTACCACTAAGGCACCAAGACACGAAATATTTTTTAATTTTTAATTTTGAATTTTGAATTCTCATTTGTGCCTTTGTGTCTTCGTGGTTGCCTTATCTTTATGTTTCACTGTCATCCACCATTGCTGAAGACTGGATACTTTTTTTGAACTGAGTATTGAAATAATCCTTGAGGATGCTATCGATCTCCCCGATATAAATCTCCCGCTGCATGGCAACTTCCTTCGGACTGAGGAACTTAAACTGAGTATCGCCGATATTCCCCTGGTGACTGATGCCTCCGGTCAGAACCCAGACCATATTGAGCCGGGGCAGGGCATAAAAGAGCACAAAATAGGCTTCCGCCATTTTGAGATCTTCCGCCCGGTCCTCATTTTCCGGAGTTACACTGCCTGCGTCGGTGTAGATGGTTTCGCCGACAAGCTTCTTCAATCGCCGGGCCGCTCTCCCGGTGAAGGGTTCCAGGATGTCATCATCCACATCGGGAAACCCGCCAATGCCTTTGATCTGGATATAGCTTGTGATCATCGTTAATTCCTATAACCACCAAGGCACCAAGACACTAAGTATTTATTAGTATTCCTTTTGTGTTTTTGTGTCTTCGTGGTTGCCTTAAACATAATTAAACTTTGTGTCTTTGTGTCTTCGTGGTTGCCTTAAACATAATTAAACTTTGTGTCTTTGTGTCTTCGTGGTTGCCTTAAACATAATTAAACTTTGTGTCTTTGTGTCTTCGTGGTTGCCTTATCTTTTTCCCAGGTATGGCAGAACACATCCCGGACTTCCTTGCTCTTGATGAAATCCCGCCAGTAAGCTCTTCGCGCCTGCCGGGAATAATGCATCTTCACCATCAGCCTATCCAGTTTCCGGATGAATTTCGAGGCCTTGCGGCCTTTGCGCTGGAAGTACCGGTACTGAATTCTTTTCCAGATGTTTTTCTGTGCCATCATCTTCCCGGGATTATGTAGAGGCACGGCACGCCGTGCCCCTATCGTTCATTTTTCACATTTCACGACTACTACGCCGGCGTCCAGACCTTGCCGGCATCCGTAAAGGTCTTGGCAAATCCCAGCACCATGGAAATCACAATGACGTCCCACTGACCGTCGATGATCTTGTCGGTTTCAGTCATGGACGATCCGGTTTCTACAACTTTTTCCATGCAAAATCGGGAGTCGAGTCCCAGAACCTTCGTGGTGGACAGTTCCGACGCTGCGCTGCGTTTCAGGGTCTTGCCCAGCGGCGTCATCCACTTTCCGGTTTTCTGGTAATCGAAGCCGATCATCGGGTCTTTGAATTCCGCTAATTTCAGGATGCTGCCGATCATGACTTTCGGGCCGACCAGGAGGTCGCAATCGTATGGATCGAATTCTAGGTCGAAATCAACCAGGTTGTTATAATCGACTGCGCTGTAAGGTACTACTCCGGCGGCGTCGCTATTACCGGTCCCTTCGATGACGATTTTAACGCCCATATTGGCCATCTCTTCCGCCATGGCCATACCAATAAACTGCAGAAGCTTGGCAAAAACATTGGCCTTGATCCGGCGCCGGTATTCGTATGTCGCCAGGATTTTCCGGCCGTATTTTCCCAGATAAATGGTCTTCTCGTTCAGAGTTAGTTTGACCACCGGGAATTCGGAACCTTCTCCAACCTTTTTCAGTTTAGGTTTATTGGTCATATCGACAATGGCGTTCTGATATGTCCCGGAATCGATTTCCGTGGTCGTATAAATCAGATCTTCGATCTTCACCGCGTTCTTGCCCATCAACAGTCCCATCCGGATATTGCGGTCGATGAATTCCGGAAAGAGGATCCGGTTGGATTCTTCATAGAAGGCGTCCAGGGTCACGGAACTGCCCAGGTTATTGATTTTAATGCCCCGGGCCGCCAGCTGCCGCTCGAAAGCGTCCAGTTGGATGTCCCCGTACTTGACCGATGGATCTTCTTTCTCCAGAAGTGCGGTCAGGGATATACCCTGCTTCAACGCCTCCATCAAGGCGTCTTTTCCAAGTTGGATAATCTTAAAAGGATTCATGATTATTTCTCCATTTTTAGTTGTTTATAATTCTCTGCTATCCGAGCCAGATCGTCAGGATGGTATTGGTTGTGTCCACATCGATGACCAGGTACTCATCCCCGCCGACATCTTCCTTGACCCCGTCCGCGCCGTCGGCCAGCAATTTCACCAGCCCGGCGGTCGGCGCAGTACCGGAATACAAGACGTCCACAAACCCGCGCTTGGCTACTGTTAATAGTTTTCCATCCCGGGAAATGGCCTTGACAATCCCGTGAAAACGGTCGCCATCAGCGCAGTGCCCCATTTCCTTGTTGCCGGTGACTTTCACCGGGTAATTCTCGTGAGTTCCCAGGGTAAATGTGTCCGTAGACAGAACATTTACGCTGAACAGGGCATCCACTCCAATCTCGTTAAAAGCAACGTTATCCATGATAATTCTCCTTTGTTATGGTTGATTACTTCAAATCCCGTAATGAATATTTCTGCTGGTTGATTTCAGTCTTCGGCTTCGGATTGCCGGTTTCCTGGCTCGAGCGCAGGGAAATATTGGACGAGCCGCAGTCCTGGCATTTGGCCGGAAACATGGCGTCCGCTTTTTCCTCAAACTCCGTCCGCAGGGTTTCCAGTTTTTCCGGACCCGCCGATTCGATCAGCTCCTGCATCGATTCCGACAGGTTGCCCATCACCAGACCCGCCAGCCCTTTGACGTCCTTTTTTAGGGTGTCAATGTATTTTTTGCCCATGGCCACATGGTTCTTATCGGTTTCGATCTGGACATTCAGATCGGCAATGGTCCGGGTGAGTTCCCCATTCTGAACATCCAGATCGATCACCCGTATGTTCAGGTCTTCCAACTGTCCTGCCGCGCTCATCAGACCGGCAATTTTGGTTTCCAGCTGGTCCTCTTTTTCAAGGCCCAGGGTTTTTATGATTTTTTCTAAAATAGTCATGATATTGTCTCCTTCATTTGTTACTTGTGATAATTCAATCTGTGATTGTTCAATCTGCGATTGTTCAATCCCGGCGGGAAATTCTTCGGAATGTTCTCTCCAGAGCTGGGTTGCATTCAGCCGTACCGCTTTTTCATCGGCGCCCCCCCAGACCAGGGCGACATGGTACACTTCCAAAATTTCCGTCACCACGATCCGGACAATCTCACCATCAACTTCATGGCCAAGCAAGTCGATGAACTGCCAGAAGCGCATTTCCGGATGGGACTGGACCCAGTTGTAGTTCAATGCCACGGACACGGATTCCAGCAGCGGCGGATCGGTGCTCAGCATTTCGATTTCTTTTGCCGCTAAATCTCTATGCAGCCGGGCCACGCTGGTGATCTGGCCGACAGCGCCGTCGTACCCGAAAGCCGCCGATTCACTGTAACCCAGAGTATCTTCGATCCGGTAGGAATGATTGCGCTGGTATTTCAAGGGTTTTTCCCGAACGCCGCCGGCGCTCTTCATCCGGAACAGCGGTACGGCATTTTCCAAAACTCCGGGATTGGCAAAGTCCAGGAAATATCCGGTTTCTCCAAAATAGCGACCCGTCAAGAGCCGGAAATCGAATTCCATCCAGGGCATGCCTTCCACCGAACGGCCCTGTTTGCTTTCCAGGGCAATCGGTACTTGCATCTTGAAACTTTCACCAGCCTTCAGATTTTGCTTTAAATGGTCTTTAATGATATTTAAGGGCTTAGCCATACTTAACTCCTGTTTTGCGTTTTATACGGCGTATACCGGCGTTATACACCTGTTTTTGATTGAAACCACAAAAGAATTATATATAAAAATACTTTGTGCCTTAGTGTCTTGGTGGTTTATCATTCTACTATCAACATTGAAACCACAAAAGCACGAAGACCCTAAGAAAGAATTATATATAAAAATACTTTGTGCCTTAGTGTCTTGGTGGTTTCTCCGTATCATTCTACTATCAACTCCGTTTTACATTCCGGGTGAAAGGGCGGCATACCTTCACCGCTCAATGCAAAGGCATTCATATCTGCTGCAGAGGACACGCCGATCGGATGCAGCCAGCCTTCAAACTCCTGGGGCGTCATCAGTGACAGCGTCTGCAGGCCTTCCCGGAGGTTTGGAACATTGATGGAATGACCGTTCAGGTATCTGCAGATCTCGGCAATGGGCGCCGGGTTATAATACTTCGCGGTTTTGATCCCCGCTTCAAAAAGTTGCCCCACATGGCCCCAGTTGCGCAAGCGGGAAACCGATGTGTTCACAATCCTCCGAACCTGGGCCTGGGATAGGTCGATCATTTTATCCTGGAAGACGCCCCGGAATTTTGCCAGGGTGTCGGGATCGAATACGGACTTGCCTTTTTCCAGGTAATGCTCCTTCAGGAATGTCACCATCGGGCTGCGGACGCCATTGTTTTTCACATATTTGCCCATATAGAACTGGTCCAGTTTTTCGAGGAATCCCAGCGCCCGGTCATCCACGGTATCAAAGGAAAAGGAGAGAGGTGAGTTCGGATCGAAGAGGGATTTGTCATCAAGCCGGTAAAAGGCAAATATCTGCCGTATCTGGTTGGCCACTTTCAGGCGGACGGTATTGTCCGTCATTTGCATGGCCACCACGCCTTCCGTCAGGTTCATTGTTTGCCGGGCAAAATCCGCCTCGTCCGTGAAGTCCTCAAACTTATGCTCCCGGATGAAATCACTCACCGCCGTGGCCGCTTTGCTATTGGCAGTTTTATTGAAGGGGAGGACGCTGTTCAAATACTTCGTGACGCGTTCGGCAAAGAGATCTTCCGACCCCGCTGCCAGTTCCCGGCTTTGGACTTTGGAGGCTGAACATTGAACCATACTCCGGACGGGAATATATTTCTGCTGCAATTTGGAGAATTGAAATCTTACCTTGTTTTTAGTGAAATTAGTAGTTGAATTCTGCTGCCTGATTTCCTCATCGCTCAGCCAGGGTTCGTCGTAGCCCAATTCCTGGGCGGCTTGCTCCTGGTTGATAAATCCGGCGTCACGTTTCTTGATAATGTTTTCCAGGCGTTTGGCTTCCGCTTCTTCCTGGTCTTTGCGGTTCATCCCGGGGATCGGATTCCACTGGAACATGACTCCATCCGTGAGGATCCCCATGGTCAGCAGATCCAGGCGGTAGGTCGATTCCATCCGGCGCTTGGCCAGGCGGCGGAAATTACCGGCGTCGTTCACCAGCATATTGTAGACCACACCCGCGTATGTTTCGGTAGTGGAATAGGAGCGCCCGTGCATCGCCGGATCGGTGCCGATGCCGGAAAAGACCTGCTCCTCATTCATCTGCATAATGTCCTTGGCACCCCGGGCCTCGCCGGTGATATTGAAATGCTCGATGGTCTGGTCGTTGTATTTTACCATCATGCCCTGGCTGAAATTCTTGTTCATGGAGTCCAGGACGGTGGAGGCGTATTCTTCGCAGTGGCTTTTATATTCCGCTTCGGTCTCGTTCGGCTGCCGGTTCGGCGGCGTCAGGCTGAGCGATACCAATCCCAGCAAACCGAGTTTCTTGGCGATAAAGGCAATATTCTTGAGCATATCCCGCTGGGTGATGATCGGCTCGATCGCCGCCAGCATGGGCGGAACCGGGTATGGTGAATTCTCGATTGTCTGGTAGCAGTATATTTTATAGGTGGTCTCATTCAGTTTGATCAGGTAGCCGTCGGACGTGAGCTGTGTATTTGAAGTGAAAGGATCGGTGATACTCTGGTAAGGTCGATAATCATTGTCCTCATATTTGAAGCGGATCCTGCGCACCGGGACGATATGCACCCGCCGGACGCCCTTCAGGTTGAGATTTAATTCATCTTCGCTGGAGATGGCACCCATGCGTCCGATCTGGGCCAGGTAATGATTCAGCAGGCCGTCCACGCCGGCGGAGCGCTGATAGATTTCATAAGAGAGTATGTTGATCCGGTCAATGGCCGTTTCGATCATCCGGTCGCTGCCTTCGATGATCACCTGGTGACCGGTATTGGCAATGTTCACCCAGTTCTTCACCGCCTGGGACATATCCGCATTCACCAGGGAAATCTGTTCGCAGAACTGATACATCCAGGCCGGCAGATCCGGGCCGAGGCCGTCCAGCCAGCTGCGGTATTGACGAATACCCCCCAGCAGGGAGCTCGCCTCTTCGATTGAAGAGCGGCCCCCTATTGGGAGTCTCAGTCCCTCAGCGGTTGGGTTTTTCTTAAAACTTATCGGCCATTGCAGTTTCATATATATTTATCTCCGCGCCCTCTGCGATCTCTTTGCGTCTCTGCGGTTATTCCTGCTTTCATCTCAAATTCCCAAACACCGGCGGAATTCCTACAAACTTATTAAAATCCATCTGCATTAGGCGGAATGCTTTCCGGGCGTTGTTCCCTGCCATGAGGTAATGGTTCTCCACCTGTTTGCGGTAGCGGGTAATCGTCTTGCCGGTTTTCTGGTCAAGCACTTCTTCTTTTTGAGCGCCCTTCAGGTGATGCTTGCCGAATTCACTCTCCACGACGTCCACACCATCGATAAACATGGGAATGATGATCCCCGCCGGTTTCATGGTATAGAGGTCGGTGTATTCATCCAGGGAGTCATCCCGGTCTTCCTGCACGGTCCGGTATTCCGTCTCTTCGTGTTCCTCGGTTCCTTCGGAAAACCCGGTGTCCTTGAAATATTGCAGCACCACGATATTGGGAAAACGGCGGTAGAGTTTGCGGACTTCCGTCCGGAAAGGCTTGGCGTCGATTACAAAGCAGCGGCAGTTCATGGCAATGATCAACTTCGAGATCACGTCCACCATATTATCTGAAAAGCATTTCTTAATCGTTACAAAACGGAGTTTTTCGCTGTGAACATCGGCAAAAGTGAGGTGGCAATAGTCGCCCACATCGGCCCCGCCCACCGACCAACTGGCTGAATCGGCCAGTGGATAATTGTCGGCTGCCCGGTGCAAATCATCAGCGGTGATTCGCTGGCGGTCGCCGGCGTCGGGAACGGCCAATGTGGAACAGCGAAATTTCGACAGCAGGGATTTCTTTTTCTGGGCCCGTTCCCAGCGCTGCATGATCTTACCGAGTTGTATCTGGGGAACGATCAGCTGCGGTATCCGCAGACCGACCACCCGCCGGTCGGGATATTTGGCCACAAAACGCCCGTCCTTTTCCACGTCAAAGGGCTTCCCGCACTTTGGGCAGGCATAATAAAACTTGCCACCATCAAATAAAACGAAATCCGGATTGCCCTCTTTCGGCCAGCCCTCTTCCAGATTCAGATCGTCCAGGCCGCAATGGGGACACTTGATCAGCCAGACCATCTGGCTGGTGTCCTGGAACCCGGCGTCAATGCCCATGCCCGGATTCATACCCACCGAGAAATAGCATCGCTGCTGAAAATCCGACGCCGCGATCCGGTCTTCCGACCAGGCCATATTAATGGCATTCAGAATATCCACTTCATCATAGCCGAGCGCATCCAGGGGAATGGATATTGCGTCGGATATATCTTCCATGCCGAGCATGTAGAGAAAATTATTGCCCACTTCCATCAGGCCGTCGGAAGTCGTGACCTTGATCTGGCTGTTCAGCGTCCGGTCTTTCCGGACCGCAACCTTGAACCTGGTCTTGATAAAACGTTTGGCAAAAACTTTGGTCGGCAGCCCGTAGCCGATATTATAGCCCCGCCCCAGCAGCAGCCACATGTAATAGCCCAGGAACAGGGTGGAGATACCGATCTGGGCTCCCTTCAGTATCCAGGCCTCTTCCCAGTTCACCAGGTTTTCCGCGATATAGCGGAAGGCTTCGTGTTTTTCAAAGGTGTAGGGACCGCGGTCATGATGGACGTGGTTCAACAAGAAATCCGTAAATGTCCCGCTCTGGATTTTGGAAACCTTCAGGCTCTGTTTAGATGCTTTTAATATTTCGTCTTTATTAATAACCATTAGTGAAATTCGCGTAATTCGTAGTTTATTTTATCTCTCTCTCTAAACTTTCATCGATCTTTTCCAGAATATATTCTTCCCGCTCTCTCAGCAGCGGCCCGATATCGTCATCCTCCAGCAGCACCTTCCAGATCACGCCCACAATCACATCCAGGTTGTTCCCGGCGGACTTCAACCCGGTATTCCGGGAACCCCGCAGGGCGTCGATATATTTCCGGATCTTGAGCAGCGCATTCACCCCGCCCTCGAAACTGGTGGGTGATGTTATTTTCAGGGACTTTGTAATCTGGTTCTCAATAACGCCCAGTTCTTCTATAAATTCCGTAAAGGTGGATATCCGTTTTTTATCCGCCGCTGTTTCCGCCCGGCGCTGGATCGCCGCCCGGCGCTCTTCCCAGTTGCCCTCTTTGGCCCATTGCTCCAGGGTCTTGCGGTTGAGTTTGAAATCCTTCCGGCGTTTCCGGGACATCTCCTTGATCATCGAATCAAAGGACAATCCCTGGCTGAAATAGCCGAATGCTTCTTCTTTGATTTTCTGGGAGTAGGCCACTATCTCATTATCCTGGCAAAAAAGGTGATGATATTATTGGCATTCATGAGGCCAAACATGGAGACCCCGATGCCGATCCCGGTCAGCAGTGTCTTGAACGGATGGTCCCGCATGATTTTCACAATGCCCCATTTCGCTTCGTTGTTTGTATGGTAATTGAGGTGTTCAATTAATTTGTCCTGGAGGATGAGTTGAACTTCGGATATTTCATGTTCAAGCCGTTCCAGATCCTTTTTGAATTCATTTAAATCCAATTTCTTCTTTGACCTTTAAAAATGTTTTGAAATTTTCATCGTCGAGCTGAATGCCGGTGAGCCGTTTGCGCAGCTGCACATAGTAATCCATGATCTTGAAAATCCGGCCGTCCAGGTTTGACATCTCATTCTGTTCCTTTTCAATCGCCGGTTCTTTCTTGGGGACCGCTATGGATTGAAACTCGATCATGGCCACCTCAAGCAGCGTGGATAACATTTTCACGGTATTTTCGAGGTTCTTGATCCGCTCCTGGTTCTGGGTGTGGTCGCCGGTACTGCCTTTTTCAAGCAATTGCATCAGCCCGATCATCTCATTCGAGATATCGGAGATTGTTTTGATTTTTCGGTTTAACTCGTCAATCAGAGTCTTATTGGACATGATCACCTCAATTTTTTACGATTTATTTATTTCAACCCGCGACAGCCAGCCGCCGGCAAAGGCTTCCTGGCTCGGGTCTTTTTGCATGATCTCCAGGTAATACGCGCCCTGGAGAAGATTCAAAACCTTATACAACATTGCCGCGCCCCTGGTCTTCAGACAGAGATGCAGCGCCGCGATCGACATTTTACCGATCGCCCGGTCCACCGGGATATCATTGTAGGTTTTTCCGTTGCGGTTCAGGACATTCAGCGCCTTCTGCAGAAACTCCGCTGCCCGGCCGACTCCCATATTGACCGCCGTATCGAACAGTTCTTCCGCAATCAGTTGATCCGGTATCTCGTCGCCGTGAACTTTGTCCCAGAAGTTTTGTTTGTAGAATTGTAGAATCAGGCCCTGCAGGTCTGCATCGGCCAGGTATTGATTGCTGAAGCTTCCGGTTTTATGCTTGACGGCGTCCACAAACTTCCAGCCCGGCCAGTCAGGATGTTTCCGCCGGGCAATACCGCAGAGCGTTTCACCGCCCCGGTCATTGGGGTCATTGACGTATCCGCCCTCGTGGCTGAGGGTCTTCTCAAAGGCTGCTTCGAACTTGGCTATCTTCTCATCCCCGGTTCCTCTTTGATCACTGTCCTAAAAATCAAGTAAAAAATAAGGAATGAAACACTCCCGTGACGTCATACTTGCGAAGGATGCGAAGGATGCGAAAATAGACAAAGAAAGTTTGCTTTTTCGAGGTAAAAAGAAAACCCCGACGGATCGGGGCAATATAAAACATTTCCCAAAAAATCTAATCCACAGCGGCAGATACCCTTAGAAAACTTTTCCGCACGAGTTCCAGACACTTTGCCCATCCCATCGGCTTTCCGAATTTTTCCCCTGCTTCGCCTCCCGGATACTCATTCCACACCCGGCCATCAAGTAATCGTCCGGCCTTTTTCTTATTTGACCCGCCCCATTGCTTGAAGAAAAACGGCACTCCCGCAGCCAGGCATTGATCCCGCAACGACCGCGCCCAGTCCGGGCGCATCGGTCTGGCGTTCGGTCCCGATTCCCCGCCGCAGATCACCCAGTTGAGATGATCTATAGCATAATCACATTCATGTGCGCTTTCAGTGCGGTCACACCACTTTAATTCATCTGATCTTAAATCTACAGGACTAAGCATCGGCTCCACACTCACAAAGCGCACCGCCGCCGGGATCTGCAGTAGGACAGGAATACGTTGATCAGCTGTTTTCTGATTCTCAATCGATACGCCAAGCCAGAGATTTTTTAGTGGGTTGTTATTTTTTAGATTAAATGGATTTAGAGTATATTTATTAAAAAAATCATACATTCTTTTGGGACGTTTAGTTAATATTATAAAGGTGTGCTGTGGACATTTTTTAATAATCAATAACACTTCTATAACTGCCTCAAAACAAACATCTTTATGAAACAAATCTCCCATGCTACATACAAATATTCGTCGCGCCTGCCTCCATTTCAGTGGCTGGTTTAGTTTGTCCCAGTGATATGTTATCTTAAACGGATTCTCCGCCGGATATCCAAATCTTCCTCTCAATCGCTTCGCCATCTTCTCAGCATAGCAATTCGCACAGCCTTCGCTGATCTTCGTGCAGCCGGTGATCGGGTTCCATGTATCATTGGTCCATTCTATTTTTGTCGCCATAATCGGATACCTCTCCTGAATATTATAGATTTAATGATCGCCCAGATTGCCGACCGCCCCTTATAACACATCTCATGCCCGCAATAATAGATATAGATATATGGCGGTACGGTTATTATAGATATTACGTTATTTTTCATTTTTTCCCGCTCCATAATTAGTAAAATTAGTGTAATTAGCGGATCTCTCTTCCCAATTTCCTCTCTGTGTCTCTTCGGCTAAAAAACATTAGTGTAATTAGCGTAATTCGTAGTTAGTTCTTCTTCCAAACCCCGGCTTAGTTCTCAGCGCGATAGCGAAAACCCCGATCCCCGCCCAGGTGAAGAAAAACACGCTCCCGGCGCAGTCGCCGGTTTCCAGATAGAGGAAAAAATAACGCAGCGCGACAAACATCAAAAAAACCGCAACGAACAGTAAAAACATCGATAAAAGGAGTCTTGCTTTCATGAATTTCTCCCTCGCTCCTGGGGCTCGGCGCACCAGGCGTTTTGAATATATTTTTGCAATGATAGTGAATGGATCTTCCAGCGGCCGCGCATCCGGAAAGCGTCGATCTCGCCGGAGGCCGCCATATTATATACCGTCCTGGTATTCATCTGCAGAATATAAGCCGCCTCTTTGATCTCATAGAGTTTGTCGGGCTCCACCTTTGCCAGCAATGCCGTTATCGCTTCATCGTGCATCGTCACCTCTGTTAATGCAAGCACCAAAGCACGAAGGCCCAAAGGAATTAATTATAATATTTCTTCTTAGTGTCTTAGTGTCTTTGTGGTTTCTCATTACGCATATCCCGGAACCGAATGCCGGGCCTCCCGGATCAGTTCGTTCTGTCGTTGATATTTGCGGCCCACCATTGCCTTCAGGCCCTCGATGATGTTCTGAGCTTTTTTCAGGGTAATGCCCCTGGAATTGATACTTTGGAATTTATGCCAGCGTATCAGCCAGGTATTGAATTCAAACTCGTTCCATTCCAGGTCGGCGTACAGTTCCTCGATATGCCGCTTCTGAGCCGTTGTGATCCACTTGCCGCCGCCGGACTGCCGCACCTGCCCGGCCAGGTCGTTGATCATCGCCCGGGCGGTCTCATAGTTCAATTTCGATATATGCAGGAGGCCGCCGTTGTACTGGGCCGCAATCTCCCGCAGCCGGTCAATGTCCAGGTAGAGTTTTTTACCCAGCCCGAATATCCGTCGCCGCTGCCACTCCTGGAGCGGCGGTGGATTATTCACAGTCTTACGTCTTGATTCTTGACTCTTACTACTCATTACTCATATCTCAAGGCTAATTTGGTTCAGGTATTCCCGCAGCCCGATCTTCTTCTGCTTGGCCACCCGGGCCAGCACCTTCAGTGCCCGTTTCGTCAATTTTTCACAGGACTCCTGGGTCTCTCTCAGGCCGTCATTCATATAATATCCCGGCAGTTCTTTATTGCAGGACGACCCGATATTTTTACCGTAATCCATTATTAATCTTCTGACTACTTTCTGAACCTCCCTGCCCGGCAGTCCGCTCATAGCCGCCACCGTCAAGCGGGGAATGGGCTTGCTCTTCCCGTGATCGCCGATGATCCGCAGCACCGCCCGGTCTTCCGGGGACATGGGCGGCGGCAGGCATTCAAACAGGGTCAGTTCTTCAGGCATATACCTACTTTGCGTCCTTTGCGCTTATTTCTCTGCGCCTTCGCGGTTAATATCATCTTCAAACAATTCAAAATAGAATTCATCGTCGGTGACCCATTTCAATCCATAGACTTCCAGGGAATCGTCGGACAGCTGGTTTTCCTTGTAGGCTTTTTCCAACGCCTCTTTATCGATTTCCTGCTTGACCCGGATATATTGCTTTTTCCCCAGTTCCAGGAGTTTCTCGACGACCTGGTTCCAGTTCCATTTCTTCAGTGGTTTGAATTTGCCGGGCGTTTTATGAAAGCCGATTTTCCCGAACATCAGTTTCCGGCTGCGCGGCGCCTTTTCAAATTCCTCTTTATGGTGGGCGGCGAACTGCTCCAGGGCGGACGCCAGCTCTTTGTGTTCCAGTTCCAGCGGGTCCAGTTCTTTCTGGGCCTTGGTTTTTGCGGTCTCTATCCGCTCGGTCATGGCGTCCCTGACCAGGTTTCTATCCCGCTCGATCTGGCCGATCCGTTTCAGGGTTTCGTTGACTTCGTCCCATGATTCCAGCAGGGGTACTTCGATTTTTCTGCGCATTATTTCCTCACTTTTTAATTGTTACAATGACTCCGTTGATCCGCTGGGCGCTGAACTCTTTACGGCATTTATTGCAGTTGTGAGTAAGGGGATGTTCTTTGATCACCGCCTTGGCCTGCATATATCCGCAATGGGGACAGGAGAGGCCAGCCTCTTTTTTATTCTTTTCTTCCGGATTGATTCTATTGTAACTGTCCACCAGCTGCTTCATTTCATTTTCATGAAGCATCAGCGTGGGCGAGTGAAAGTCATCGCCGACCTCATTGATCATATAGTAATGGGTTTTCGGATCTGCGGCATTGATCAGTTTGCTAAGTTGGTACATTATTTTGTCCTCCCCTGGAGTTTTTCGACTGTTCTCATGGCTCCCATTCCCAGCATGGCCCAGACCAGTTTCATGATCGATTCCGTCGGCAAATCCGGCCCTGGATTGCCTGATATCCATTGCACGATTGGATTGATCAGGAAGATGAATGCCAGCCCGCCGCCGCAGATCCAGCCGATAGCCGGACGCCAACCCGCCACAAATAGCGACCGGTGTCCCGCTTCGATCTTGTTCAGTTCGTTTTGCAGTTCGCCGGGGTGCTGTCTTATCTTGTCCATGACCGCCTGGGCTTGCATCTTTTCTTCCTGGTTTGTGAAAATCTTATCCACGGCGTTGCCGATGGCGTCGATCGGCGCCGCCGCCGAACCGCCAAGAATTTTATCAAAGAGTCCCATTTTTCACCTCTTTCGTGTAATTCGCGTAATTCGTAGTTATTCTCCCTTCCTGTTTTTCCGCCGGCTGGCTTTGGCCATCTTCTTTCGCTTATATGATTTTCGTGCCTTGTTTTTATCCCTATGCTCTTCACTCAGAGTAGAAAACCTCTTTGTTCGGCGCTCACCGTCTATCACCTTGCCATCCGGCGTCCAAATAAGAGAATTAAAATAATCGCCGAGTTCCATCATTACTCTGCGTCCTCTGCGGTTTCTTTGCGCTCTTTGCGGTTAAACTTCTCCAGCATCGCTTCCAGTTTTAATTTTCCCTGGACTTCAAACTGATCCACGTCGAGTCCCTTTTTCCGAAGTTCATCCAGTCGTTTTTTTTCATCGATCACCCACTGCGGTTCGACCTTTTTCACCGGTTCATCTTCCAGGATATGCTCCCGGAAGAAAATGCCGTCTTGACGGTACTCCGCCTTTTCCGCTTCATAGATTTCGTTCTGACGCTGGTAATATAGATTGCCCCAGCGGCATTCATTCGTTCCGCCGCCGGTCTGCAGGAAATACTTGATCGTCCGGATCTGGTGATTGACCTTTATCGCATCCTGCATGTCGCCGATCAGCCGGGCCACGCCCAGGTGCTGGACATAGATAGCGATTTTCTTCCTGGTCTCCATATCGGTGTTGTAATCCGGAATATTCTTCAGCTCACCAAAGACTTTCAGCATCCGGTCAACGGCGTTTTTATTCTTCTTCAGGCAGACCCAGCCGTCCTGGTTCCACTGCTGCTGGGCGTAGAGTTTCACCGCGCCCCATTCGCCCCGCTTGATCGCCGTAATAAAGGCCACATGCACCTTGTATTTCCGGGCCGCTTCCCGGTCGAATTCCGTCACTTCGCTGAGGTAATTCTTCGGCATTAGTCCTCTATCGGTTCAAAATCATATTTAACTTTAGCCAGTAGATATTGAGCATAGTCATCACAAACCGGATTGTCAGAAAAATGCCGCTTCAATTCCGCTTCCGTCTCAAAACCTTTATGACAATTCGGGCACTTAAAACAGCCTTGTGGCGGATATATGGTCAGATTTATCCCCAGCGTTTGGCAGATTCTTTCCGCAGTTGATAATGTGATTTTCTGGACTCCGCTTTCGAGACGGGCGACAGTATCTCTGCTCTTGCCAATCAAGCGGCCCATTTCGGTCTGGGTGATTTTTTGCGCCTTTCGCCGACGTATCCACTCGGATATGAACCAGGAATTATAATCTTTTTCATTACTCATATCTCTTTACTCCATTCAATCCCTAAGTCCCCCTTTGAAGGGGGATTAAGGGGGATGTTCCTCTGCAATCCGAAATCTCCATCACTCCATTCCTGTCTTTGCGGAAACGGCGGGATTTGAACCCGCAGTTTGGGTTTCCACCCGGAATTTGTTTCTTTGTTTCCACCGGGGAGTTGTTCACCTGCGTTTACCAATTTCGCCACGTTCCCGGGATGGCGCCGGGCGATACCGGCGCCTTTATGTGAGAGGAGGTATGAAATATTATTAATCATGAATATCATGTGATCCTGTCTATTTCTCTTCGTCAGTTACCATACTGAAATCCATGATCAGTTCATGCTGGCCGCCAATGATAATATTCGTAAAAACCTTTTTTAAATGCGGCAGTTTGGCCTTCTCCGGTTCATTGAAAGTGATGAACATTCTATGGCTGTTTTTTTGGTAGACTTTAAATCCCTTGTCGCTTCGGGAAATCTTGAGTATCCGGTCCTCATCATTCCATTCAATCCTCAACAAAGCGCCTTTACCGATTTTCATTTTCTCAGAAATGTCATGGCCGAATGTGATCCGGATTCTGCTCCGGTACTTTTCGGGATTTTCCCGGGAATATTTCACCTGGTCGTCTCTCATCCCGCTTATACGCCTTGTGTCCATTTCAAATAAATTGTGAATCATAACTTTCTCCTTCCGCTTTGGGTTATTAACATCATTTTCAATCCCTCGTCAAAAAATACCCGGCGCCTTCCAATTGGGCTCTCAGTGTTGAAATTTTAGCCCCCGCGCTAAAGGTTTCACCGGGACTCCGGGCTTCCCGCATCATCCGCCCGTATTTTTTCAGATCCCGCCGGGCCTTGCGCACCCAGACCGGCTCATTCACAGCTTCGATATCGGTGAATCTCAATTCCCTAGTCCTCAAAGTGCTCACACACATATTCCCCGTCCTTGATGTAGATGCCGTGCGGCGTCCGGAATGTCCCGTTTTTCAATACTTCCCGGATGAACGGGCAGCCGTTCTCGAAGTCTTTCTCCCGGGTGCTTTTGTCTCTGCTGCAGAACACACATTTCCGCTCCATGAAATCCAGGAAATCTTCCCTTCTCATCGCCCCTCCAGCGCCGCATAAGCATGGCGGACAACTTCTTCATTCACCGGTATCTGTCCCCGGTCATAGGCCAGTTTGATCGCGTGGGACGCCAGGACATTGATTTCCAGCGGCGTTGCCGACGGCATTTTCCGCTGCATCTCTTCCAGGCCGTCCTGAGAAAATAAGGCGTCCGGACGCCCGCCGGCTCGCTGGATTTTCCAGAGCAGGTAATTGATCGTGAAATTCTTGATCGGGCGCAGTTCCAGCATTTCGATCCGCGCCGCCACTTCCCGCACCCGCACATCCCGGCGTAGCTGAATTTCCATCTCCTCCTGGCCCAGAATGATAATCCCGATCAGTTTCTTGAAGCCCAGCTGGTGCTCGTGAATGCGCTTTAGGCATTTCAGCGTCAGGCTCGGCAGCCCGTGGCTTTCATCGATCAGCAGTACCGGTTTGATTCCCTGCTTGTAGAGCGTTTCCAGTACCGCCTGCACCCGTCGCGACGACCGTTCTTTGTCCCGGGGCGCGTCCATTCCGCCCAGGTCGTTGATAATTGCCGAATGGATATGGTTCACATGCGCCTTCTCTTTTTCATCCATTTTGAGTTCGGCGATCCGGTAGCGGCTTTCCGTGGCCAGGGTCTCGTAGAGCAGGGTTTTTAGGGTGCTTTTCCCGCTGCCCACGGCCCCGAAAACTCCCAGGAATTTCTGATGCTTGGCCGCGTCCAGCATTTTCTTGAACACCTCGTCATGAGGGGTGGAATGAAACACGTCCCGCAGGGACTCCATCTCATTCCGGAATGGGTCTTTTTTTAATTCTAGCGCTGATAGGACTTCTTCATGCAGCATGGCTACTCCTTTCGATAATATTTTGCGAATTATATTGAGATTTTTTGTGTCGTCTTCGACCATCTCCGTGACGTCTTCAAACAGATCCCGCCAGGCTTTGTCGATCTCCTTTTCCGGCACGTTCCGCTTCCGGAGATCCATTTCGATCAGCCGTTTGGCTTCGGATTTACCCGTTTTCCGGGGAAATATCTGCTTATTAATGATATTCGAAACATCGGCTTTCGTAAACCCGATCACCGCGCCCGCCAGGTCATTATAATGAATGTCATAATCCTTGCAGATCTGCTTGAGATAAAACCGCTTCAGCGAATTTGTCCGCATCGTCAGCTTGGTCTTGAATAGCTCGTTCACCGGCACGGATTTTGCCTCCAGGTGTTCGGTGATCAGCCGCTCTATATCTTCCTGGCTGTGACCGTTCAATCTTCCTGTATTTATAAACATATGCAGGTCAAGATGATGCATTCCCAGGGCTTCCGCCAGTTCGCTGCGGTCAACCCTGTATTTCCCTAATCGATTCTGAAGGATCGGGTATTTATCCAATATCACTCCTGTTGAATTTTAAATTTTAAATTTTGAATTTCATCCGAAGGATGATTGTTTTTGAGCAGCTGGTTCTTGTATTTTTCAATGAATAATTCGGTTTCACTGCGCGGGATCTCCGGGCGGCCGGCAAAGAGTTGTTCCAGCAGATCGTCCTGGGTCGGCGTCACCGGCTTACTGAAGAGGTCTTCATCCTGCAGCATGCCAATTGCCACAAACTTCGATACCATCGGGTCGATTGGCCGGGCCTGTCCGTCTTTGAAAACCTTGCCTTCCGGCACCTGGTAATCCGGAAACTCCGTCTCCTGCAGGGTAATGTCAAAATGCGATATGTCCGTTTCCTTGACCTGCTGCCGGAACTTCAGGTAATCCGGGGTCTGCACCGCCCGAAACTCTCCGGCTTCGTGCACATCCACCGGTGCATAGTCGATCTCATAATCCTTATTGTCCAGGATCAACCAGATTTTATCCTCGTTCTCCGGATGCCAGGCAATGTCAACCATCTGCTGCACATAGTTGATGAAGGGCTTTTTCCGGGGTAGCTGAAATGTCTTGCCGAATTTCCTGATCGTAATATTATTGTATATCAGGCCTTTGTCGAAATTCAGGTACAATGTTTCATATAGTTGCTGATCCGGGACCATCCGCGGCGCGCCGTCCAGGTTCGCCAGCCAGCGCACAAACGGTATTTCATCGGTGCTGCCGTGATCATGATTATTCCAGTACAGCAGTTCATTCCAGAGATAGCCGTTCGCCTCTTCGATGGATTTGAATTTGATGATCTTGGTGATTTTTTCAAATTCCTGGAGGATCTTAAAACCCGATTCCACCTTGCCCTTGGCCCGGCTTTTTCCCGGCATGTGCGTTATTACCTCTACCTGCAGCCTGTGCATGGCATAGATGAACTTTGTCGATTTGACCACCGAATCGTTATCGGAATACAGCTTGTCCGGCAATCCGTAAAAGGGGAAGGCGCCGCTTTTCTTTCTCCAACCCCTGTAGAGAAATTTCATCCACGCCAGTGTATTATTGCCTGAAATAAATTCCGCGTAGATCACCCGGCTTTTATCGTCTTTGATCTGTGCCAATGTCAGCCGCGGCTTGCGGTTGCCGGGCCGGTTCTTGTTCACCGACCAGGCTTTTTCATACCCGAAACTCCCGTCGTCGTCCAGGTAGAACTGCTGGGCAACCGTGGTGTCCATCTGGTGCAGCTCGTTGGAATATTTCGCTTCCCAGTGCCGCCAGGGCTCCAGATCCAGTTTCAGATCCTTGCGGCTCATCCGGTCGTCCCGCAGGTACCGGCGAAATGTTGCAGCTTTAAAATCGATCCCGTTCAGACTGCCCTTGCGCACCAGGGTCGTCGCCGCAAAGTCATAATCCAGCGTCAGTTTTGCCAGTGTTTTGTAATCGTCTTCGTTAATCGCTTTCCGGCTGCCTGCATCCGCCCGCTTATCCCGCTCCGGACGCAAATCTTTGGTGTAGTGATAGATCCGGGATATATCCACATTGAAATCCCTGGCCAGTTTTTTGGCCGTTTTTCTGAATGGACCGCCGCTGAGTTTGGTGTCGATACACCGGGACCGGATTTCCTGTACGTCGTGTTTATCGATCCGCCGCATACTGTTCCTTAACCTTAATTCAAGTCCTTATCTTCAATCTCCGGGATGCTCTCCATTTCCGGTTCCAGTCCCGGTACCCGGTATACCGGGAATCCCCGCCGGAATGCAATTTTTTTCATCACCTCGATGATCAGATCCGTCCTCGCCACAAATCTCGAATATCTGCTGTTGATCAGACTTTCAAACTCTTTCTCTTGCGGTAAGTCGTGAATATTGTCATTGAAATAATTATAGAGTTTATCCAGTGCATATTCGGCGGCGTCTACCATCTCCATTATCGGCAGAATCCCCGGCGGCACCTGCAGCCGCGGATCGTCGCCCTTGAGCGCCGCAATCTGAGCCGATTTATCGCGAAGACCTATCTCGCTTTCCCGGAGTTTGATATTCTTGTCGTGCACCTCTTTCTTCAGCGTCGCTATCAAATTCTCCTGGTAGCGCTGCTTCGCCATGAATTCCGATAATTCCCGCCGGGACATACTTAGAATTTCATCCTTATCTTCGCCGTAAAATGTCCCGTCCGTCAGCAGGTGATGGATTTCCTCACCCGGCGCCTGCGCCAGTATCTGCAGCTTGCTTATCTCTGCCGTACCCAGGTCTTTCATCTGGCGAACCGTATATCCGCCGAAGGCTTCGCCAACCTTAGCCCAGTTGTACCCGGTGCTTTTGGATACTCCTATCCGGGTTTCGCAGATTTCCGCGAATGACTCTTCCGCTTCCATTGTCTTTATCACATGATAGGCTTTCGCCATTTCTATGATATTGTAGATTGCATTTGCGGCGCTGTCCCGTACTATCCGGATAAAATATTCCGGGTTGTAGCGGGTCAGCCCACTGGTGTATTTCGCCAGGCTCAGGAATTTTTGTTCGTTGTATTCCCGGATGTCCTGGATTTTATTTTTGATATCTTTGTCGAATTCTTCTAAGGATTGTTTTATCTTTAATACCTCTCAATTTTTTTGTTCATAATATTTTCCAGCGGTTGGAAAAAGTTTTTCTCGTCGATAGAAAAAATACAGGTTTACATAATCTGGAAAAGTTATGTGTAATTGCGCGCCTGTTTTTAGTCTTAAAAATAATCTTGATAATCTTGTTATCATTCAAATTTCTCTGCCTTCATCTGACTAAAAAATAATCCTTCGTGTCTTGGTGTCTTTGTGGTTGCCTTCATCTGAACCTGTTGACCTCCATCTTGATCTTCTCATGCTGATCGTGCAGCGCCTTCATATACCGGTAGCTCAGCTGGATCAGCGGCTGTCCCACGGTGTATTTCTTGTCCGGCCGGGCGTCCACCCAGCCCCGGTCCGTCAGCGTCTGCAGCACCCGGAAAACCTTATTCTCCGAAGCGTCGATCCCGTGATCCTGGCCCATCTTCGTAATCTCTTTCAGGCTCAGCCCGTCGAAGGGTACCATCTGGTCCATCATCAACTGCAAGACGTCGATCCCGTCCCGCAGCGCCTCGATTATATATACATTCTCTTCAGCCATAAATTTCTCTTAACAATTAGTGCAATTAGCGTAATTCGCGGACTATCCTATTAGCCGCGCTTTAAGTTCTCTTTCCTTCGTCTGCAGCTTCAGAATATCCTTCTGAATTTTCGCCAGCGCCACATACTCCAGCTCGTCGCCGGAAACAAATTCGCCGCCCGCCGCGCCGCACAGTAATACCATAGCGCTGCTGTCTCTGCAGACTATGCCCGCCGCGACGATCACATCCGCCGGCACCCGCACGTCGTCATGGCTCTCGGCGGTATAATTATCCAGCATCGACTTTGAAACTTCATAGCCGACCAGCTCCGATACCTGCGCCGCTACCTGGTAGCGTGAGAGATCGGACTTTCTTAACATGCGTGAAAGCGTTCCCTTGATCTCCCCCTGGATCGCCAGGGACCCGGGAACTGTCTCGCTTACGATCGATAATTGATTCGGGTTTACATCTTTTTTACGCGTCATATCTCGCCCCTTTTTGTAACCGCCGGTTACTAATCTTTTTTATTTTTTGAAATTGACATTCTTTATATGTATCTGTAATATTAGTCAAGATGCTACGTAATTGCCCCCAGAAGAAACTCCTGCCCGAAGCGCCCTCAGTGAAGAATCCGGGCGGGCAAATCTTTACGGCTGTTGTCATGGAATTAATCACTTAATAACGTCAAGGATTACAAATGCAAAACATGAGATTGCGAACCCACCTAAAAAACACCATAAAATGCGTGACATCAGTAATACTTGTAGTTCTAGCTTTTCGAGAGGTGTATCTGCTTTTATGCCGTCGATTTTTAGCAACAACTGTACTGCAATGGCAGATCCTATATACATCGGGAGTAACACTGCTGATTCCAATAAGCGTATCATGTATTATTTACCTTTCTGTTATAAATAGACGGTTAAAGAAAAGAGTTAATTTCACACCATCCCCGGCTCCGGTATGCGGGGATCTGCGAAAGCATTTTTGAAATATAAAAGAAAAGGCCCCGCAGACGTGAGGGTGACGCCACAGTCCGCAGGGCCGCAGAAACCACACTAAAAACAGGAGTAATTATGTGTGATTGCAAAGAACAAGTTGCCTTTGAGATGTACAAAATATTAGTCAAACTCGACGGCCAAAACCCTAAAGTTCCCGACGACGATACGGTCAAGAAGCACCTTGATCTTTTTCGGAAGTGTCTGGATTCGGTTCGTCAAGTCGAGCCTTGATATAATGATAGGTCTCCATGAATTCTTCTTTTTTTCGTTTCTTAGTGATTTGAATGGCGATTTTCAAAAGTTCAATACAGAATTCATTTACTTCGTGCATGATCTATCCTTTCGTTTTTTGATTTATAAGGAAAAGGCCCCGCAGACGTGAGGTAGGCGCCACAGTCCGCAGGGCCGGGGAAACCAATAATAAATGATTGTTAGAGGAGACTGTCTTTTTCTGATTCGCCATTAGCCTACCGGCGTTTCAATTGTTTAGTAGCTAGTTAGTACGATTTTCATCTTGGATTAATATAAAAAGTGATTTTATCACATGCAAGTAAAAAGTGAATATATCACAATCTTATGAATAAGCGATTAGAGTACGTCCGAAAAAAAATAATGAAACTAACTCAGCAAAAATTTGCTGATGAATTGGGTATAGATAGAACCAGCCTGTCTAATTATGAACGTGGTAAAACAGAAATTCCGCTTTACATCGCCAAACTGATCGCTGCAAGATACCTGATCAGTGAAAAATGGCTGTTGACTGGCGAAGGATCTGTTGTGGAATATCCTGTCAGGGAAGAGTCGTTTTCCGGTAATACCCGTGATGAAACAAAATTATTACGCATAGAGGCAAACATCAATGCCATGCTAAAAGAAACGAACATTTTGGACGAAAAGATTAAAGTCCTGGACGAAGCGCTTGATCGTCTGGATGAGGGGGAGCGCCGGATTCTGATCGATTCTTTTCTGAGTATTATCCGGCTCAAGACCACCTGAGCGCTTCCGGGTCGGAATATGATCTTCCTTTTGCCCCCGGAATTGAATATAGTATAAATGTACGCGCACGCGTTCGAGAAAAGGAGATTTTTATGAAAAATCAAACAAATAACGGAACATGCCCTTTTTGCGATCATAAATTTAATAAAAGTCCCCTGCGCAAAACGAAATGTCTCCACTGTCATAATTTTGTTTATGTTCGCACATATCCCGATACCAGAAAGAAAGTACTTGTCACTAAAGAGCGTGCGGATGAAATTCAGGAAATCTACAATCAGAGAGCGGTTTCATCTGCATCCAGAACTCAGGTACTTAACTTTATTCATGCCAGTAATTTTGATTTTGAAAATTCAAAAAAGATTTTATCTGCTAAATTCGGATCAGAGCCTTCGGAAAACGATGTGTTGTGGAACCTGGCCAACCAATCTTTATTAAATACTCAAGATCATCATACAAAACAATCTGTCTATCATGCCATGGCCCTGATCGATCACGCCAGGGGCCGCGACCCATTCCGGCATTTGGTATTGTCAATCCAACAGAACATCTATGATCACCAGGCAAAAGGCGCCACCCATCTTGAAATAATGAGTAAACATTGTTGTGATGAATGTAAAATATTTAACGGAAAAGTAATCTCTGTAAAAAACGCTCTATCTGAGATGCCATTGCCGGTTAAAAAATGCTCAAATCATTCCGGACTTTGCCAATGTGAATATCTATATCATGTAGACATGAATGAATTCAAATCGATGCTAAGAAATAAGTAAATATGAATCACGACCGGACTGTATTATCCCGATTGTTATTTGTGATTATATTAATATTAATGTGCGCGCCCGCGTTCGAGAAATGGAGGATTTTATGAGACATTTATTATTCATTTTCGCTATTTTATTTTTAATTGGATGTGCTACTACTCAATACCGCTCATCGGCTATTTATGATTTTATTTTAGTCAATTGTGAAAAATCAAATAATGAATATACTATCATTAAAAATGATCGGTTGACATTGGAAGATGAAAATATTTTAATAAGATGGAATCCCGATGCTCATCATTTGAATTTTACCCTTTTGAATAAAACTGATAAAACAATCAAGATCATCTGGGATAATTCGGTTTATATAGATGAAAATGGCATAAGTAATCGTGTTATCCATTCCGGTATCAAATATATTGAAAAAGACAGACCTCAAATGCCATCTATAATCATAAAGAATGGAACAATATCGGATTATTTATACCCATCAAATAAAATATACTTCTTACCTGGACAATTTGGTGGTTGGTTTGAAAAACCATTATTCCCCTCATATACTATTTCAAAAAATATTGATATGAGATCAGAAACTGAAACATATATAGGAAAAGAGATCAAAATATTATTAGCACTTGAAATTAATAATGAAGAAATAGAATATATTTTTACGCTTAAAATAAACGACATTACAATTCAAGAATCAGAAGTTCCTTTATTTTGAATATGTTTTCCGGCCTCAGCCCCCGGGATCTCCGAGACCATATTTTCCTATTCATTTGCCAACATTATTCCCACCCATAAATACTTGACTCTGTAAAATTATACCTGTCCAGTTTTTGACCAGTTTTGGGTAGATTCCTCCTCAATATCGTGTACATACCCCATATTTATAGTGTTCGTTTTTACGATAGAAATATCGGTGAGCATGACGGTCAACGGTTATGCGGAAGCGGTGATAACACCAGATTCGATGGAGGTCTTTGCTGAACCGGGCAGTTCTGGGACTGACACGCT